GGCCTGCATTATTACTCTTGAATCCACAACGTACCGACTTTAAAGCCTGCTTCGTCGGTTGAGGCAGTAAAGTCAATTTCCGGCACGGAGAAATCATCGTTTTTGGTTGAGAACAAGCCCAGTTTGCCACTGGTTACGCTTTCCAGTTCCAACAGGGCTTTTTTGCCTTTGAACTGTGTCAGGTATTTCAGTTTAAAGGTCGGCGTGTTACCCATCGCCATATTGGTCAGTTCAATTTTTTTGGCTGACGGCATGGGCAATGTGTAGGTAAAGCTAGGGTAAACCGTCTTGCCTTTATCCGCCTCGTTAAACGAGTAAACACCGCTTGCATTAACGGAGTATTGGCCTGCTTTCGGATTGCTTGCCACTTTAACCATAGCCGTACCATCCTCGGACATAACACCTTGGTCTTCGACGAAAGTACCGCCCGGCGCCATGCCAGTCAAAGGAACGTTATATGGCGCTTGAGCCGGAATGCTCTTGCCGTCAGTATTTGCCCATAACGCTTTCATCGTGCCGGTTGCAAACTCTGCGCCGAAGAACAGGGTGTTCAACGTCAGGCCGTTAATCAACGCGCCTTTAAATTTGCCTGAAACTTTGACCTTACCTTGAGCAACAGCCAGCGCAAAGCGGTTTTGGCCGTAGAACTCTTTCAACTCTGCCGACAAGTCAACAGACATTTCTTGCAAGCCCATGATTCGCACAGGCGTTGCGTTTTGCACACGGTTGCCGTAAGCATCCGTAATCATCTCGGCGAATACTTCGCCACTACCAAACGTCAACTGCATGACATTTCCTTTCTAATTGCCGACTAAGCGGCGCAAATCATAATTGGGATAATACAGACGGCCTGATTGCCAAGCGTTCCCTCGTCTGTTTCTACCGTACCCTCGACGCGGCAATACTCAACGTCCGCGCCATCAACCACTAAAGCCGTCTTACCCGTAATAGGGTGGACGGCGTTCACGGCATTGCATACCGCGTCAATCAGCGGATTCATGATAGGCGCTGGCGGCTCACCTGCCGTCTGTACATACAGATACACATCAACGCGCAACAGCCATTTCGTCTCTTGCCCTGTTGTCGTTACCGCCTGCATATCGCCTTGAGCCATAAATAACGCCGGTTGGTCGTAGCCTTTCACGTCGTTCCAGTGCAGCAGCTTGCGGCTCTTGGTAACAAATCCGTCCAATGCGTCCAGCTTTGCCCATAGCGCGGAATAAATTGCTTCACGATTCATCGCAATGCTCCCTCAATGGATTTCTGCAAGTCCGCTTCAATCTCCGGCTTCATATCGCGTAAAGCCGACCGCAGAAACGACCGTTCAGGCAGCTTCACATTGCGAGAGTGGGCGCGGATTTGAACATAACGCGGCGATTTCAACGGCCTGCCGAAAGCCTGACGTATTTGCCTCATTGAGGCTTTAACGTTGACTGTTCCGGCAAAGCCATATTCATGCGCCACGCCGTATCGGACATTCGTGTTGACCTCGCCAACCACCAAACCGCCCGAACTGGTTACTTGTTGATGTATTGAGCGGTGGAGTTTGCCAGTCCGTATATTCAACACCTGCCCGGATAGGCGGTTATCCATGACTTCGCTTTGCAAACGCAACGCCGACCGACCAATGGACTGCACGATAGCCGTCTGAACCTTGCCACCGTAGGAGCGCAATACCGCCGCCAAAACGTCGCCGCCGATAAATTCCATTTTCAGCATTACACGCCTTTCCGCTTGTACTCATTGAGTATCGCAAACGCTGACGGCGGAATACCGCCCGACTGGCTAAAGCTTGAAAAGGATATAGTCTCCCCTGCAAGGCTTTTACTCTGCACGCCCTTGTTCTCGATTTCGTTCAGCCGTTGCGTTGCGATAATCAAAACAGCCTCCTGAATATCGGCAGGCATGGCTTCATAGCCAGCACGGTACGACACTTCAACGTTACGGATTCCTTGCGTAAAACAGGCATGGCGAATCAACAGCCAGTTATCAAAATCCCAGTCATCTACCGCGCGGCCGTTGATTTTTACGGATGACACGGAAATGACAGGCCATTGATCCAGCACAAGACGATTCTTGCCGTTGCCGTTGTGTCGCTCAACATAATCCGCCGCCTCCAGTTTTCGACCGATAAAAGCCTCAACCGCCGCCGATACGCCATCAAGCAGGGTCTGAAAATATGAGTCCTGCTTGTCATGGGTAACGCCCAACCGTTGCTTGAGCGAATCAAGTAGGAAAAGGTCGGTCATCGTTATTCAGTCTTTTCAGCTTCGGCAGGTTGTTCAGCTTCAACCGGCTCTACCGCTTCGACAGGTTGTTCAGCTTTCGCTTTACGGCCGCGCTTACCTTTTTCAGGCTCTTCAGCTTCGGCAGGCTGTTCAGCCACATTGCCAAAGCCGAACTGATACAGAAATTGCGCCGCTTCGACAGGCACTTCAACAACGCCGTTTTCGCCCACTTCGTAGCTTTGGCTACCAAAGGAAACATCGGTAAAGCCTTCAGGGGCTTGTAATTTAACCATTTCAGTCATTTCAAAATCTCCAAAAGAAAGAGGCCGCCCGAAATTCAGACGGCCTGATTAGGCTTAACCTACGTTGGTAATCATACCAAAGGCAGGCATGAACATACCTTGCAACAACTCGTCCACATAGACACCGTATTCATACTTACGGGAACGCAGCGGCCATTCGATTTGGTAATACTCTTGGCGTGTACGCACTTGCAACAAGTTGCCCACGCCTTGAACGTAGCCAGGCAGACGGCTTGAGTAGAACAGGTAAGTACCGGCAGGCAGGTTCGGGTGTACCACGATGTTCAATTCGTCGCCTGTGATTTTGTTCAGGTACGAACCAACAACGACACCAGCCTTAATGTTTGCGGTGTTGTTCACGTCCACATTCAGCTTAATCAGCGGTGCGCCGCCGTTGCCGATAATCAGCTTAGTCAAAGAGGCCAAATCGCGTGCGTTGACGTAGATTGTGTCAGGAGATAGGCGATATTTTGAATAGAAGTTCGCAAACGCTTCTTCAAACTCATACACGCCGCCCGCACCGTCTGAGGTCAGGCCGCTGCCTTTGTTATCAGCCCAATACGCGCCGGAATCAGGCATGGCGATTTGGGTTAACAGGCCGTCAAATTCCAAGATAGAAGTGGAATTGTCTTCAGACGGTAAAGAAGCGGCGGTTTGAGTACCTTCAGCGTCAGCCAGAATATCCACTTTAGCGGAAGTAGTAACTGCGCCAAGTTTTTCAGAACCAGCAGCGCCCCAGTACCAAGCATAGGCAACCGCGCCGCGAACGGCTGGAACCATAGCGGTTACTTTCTTGCCTGTCGCAATACCGGAAACAGAAGCGGCAGCAGATTTTTGAGCAGAACCGCCGCTGATTGTATCGGTCGTGCCGTCCGCGTTTGGACGTGTGATTTTGGTCGGTACTTGAGCAGTTTTGATATTCAAGCTTTGGCCGATTGCGCCGTTGTTTGCGCCTGCTACGTCCCAATATGCCTGCAAGCCCAAAGCCACGCAGATTACAGACAAGGTGTTGCCGCTGATTTTACCCATCGCGTCAGCAGAAACGGCAGCGGTCGGTGTAGGTGTAACGCCTGATTTCAGGCTGGTGTTACCGCCCAATAAAATCATTTCCTCGGCAATCATAGTAGCCTGCAAGGTTTGGGCAACCATCAACGCTTTAACGTCCTCAAAACCACGTGCCGCGTAATGTGCCTCAAAGGTTTCTTCGTTTTCCAAGCCGATGGCGCGGAATTGCGCGTTTCGTTCAACCAGTTCGTGATTGATAACCCCGCCGCGTTTACCTTCGCTAACCCCCGCGCGTTGATTACCTACGTTGATATTGGTAATAGCCTTCCAGTTTGAGCCGATGGTACGGCCGCCGCCCACGCGTGGGATACGGTTACGCAACGGCGTCAGTACCGGATAAAGTTTTTGAGACGGCGCGGACAGGTCATAGGTTTGCAAACCAGTGGTAAAGCTGGTCGGCTGTGTAAAACCTTTGTTCAACGGCTCGCCGTTTGCTTGTGCTGACTTCATCAGCTCAATTGTTTCTTGTGTGAGTTGATTCACGTTCATTTATAGCTCCTGATAATAAAAAAACCGCCTGTAAGCGGTGTTACAGACGGCCTGTTTGTGCTGCCTTAACGAGTGTTGCCACGTCATCAAGCGAACCGTCATTCTTTACAATCGGCTCAAAACCTTTTAAAGGGTCTTCGCCGTTATCTTCTGCCTTACTGATAGCTTTCGTACTACCTTTCGGCGGCGCTGCCTGTTTCTTCAGGCTTTCAATTTCCGCCTGTGCTTTGGCAAGTGCGTCATTCGATTTCTTCAGCGCATCTTGCGCTTTTGCCAACGCGTCTGCCATTTCGGCTTTAGCAAGGTCATCTGATTTGTCAGATTTACTTACCGCTTCATCGACAGGGCCGTCAGCTTTAGTTACCGCTTCCTGCTTCTCAGCTTTAGCCAAGACTGCTTTCAAGATGGCGATTTCAGATTCGGACAAATTCACGCTTGCCGATTTCTCGGTTTCATCTTCTTTGTCGTCGTCCTTGTCGTCCTTGTCGTCTTTATCTTCGGTTTCAGGCTTTTTATCGCCGTCTTTAGGCTTGCCGTCTTCATCTTCGGCTGATTTGTCAGACGGCTTGTCGTCTTTATCCGTTGCCTCTTCCTCGTCTTTGGGTTTATCCGCTTTAAAGCAAGTAAACACCGCGTCAGGGTTGGCAGGGCGGTCAACAAGGCTGATTTCTGTCAGCTTCAAGCCTGTAATTTGCGACTTATTCAATTCATCGCGGGCGGTAACACTTCCGCCGATTGAAAAGCCTTTGTAAACGCCTGTTTTGACTTTCGTCACGGCAACAGGGTCAACGATATGCGCGCCAAAGAATGTGCGCCCATCGTCTTCTACATTAATCTCAATAGCCGTTCCCGCCGCGTTTGAACCGTGCATTTCACGCACAGCGCCAAACTTCATGTAATCGGGAATAGCCGCTTTCATTGCTTCTGCCGCGATAATTTCGCCGTCCGAATCGACCGCTTCACTTGAGGCGTAACCCCAAACTTTGACAGTGCCGTCGTCCTGCGCCTCCATCTTGGCAATTTCTGCGTACAACTTCGCCATTCATCGCTCCAAAAAAAAGCCGCCCCACAAAGAGGCGGCAAACACTCACTTTACCCAAAGGAATCAAGATTTCGGCATATCCTCTGCCAAAACAGGGACAACCGTGCATCTGCAATTCGGGTGTCCCGGAATCGTCAGTGCGCCATGCGAAAAATGCTCATGTAGCCCAATAACGCCCATATCCCCATTGGTATTGCAAACCTCTGACACTTTGTCGTCTTCAGCTGTCAGCCACTGTTTACCGGCAACAAGCCCGGTCTCTTCCCAGCCCATCAGGTTGCCCATGCCGTCCGCCATCGCCGTCTCAGTTCGGGCAATAGTTCGGGCGCGGGTATTGCTGAAAGCGTGAGATTCTTTCAGACGGCCTGCCAATTCCTGCACACTGTCGCCGTTTTGCATGGCTTCCACCACTTGGCCGCGTATCATTTCGCGCGTTCCCTCTGTGATTTGCCATTCGGCAGCAGGGTTTTGGATAAGCTCGCCGCCTACCCACTTCATGCCGACCATTTCGGCGGCGCGGTCATGCGCCCATTTGACGGCACGGCTGCGAATATTCGTAACCATACCGACAGCAGGGTCAGGCATAACCTGCAATAAGGCGGCAACCGCCCCGTCTTCCGCCGCGCGTCTGATTATCGGCTCAACCACATCAGACAAGCCCGACCAGTCGCCAAAGTCCAAACCATCGGTAATGATTTTGGCTACTCGATTCAGTTCGGCGGGCAGGTCATCTGCCTGCCAGTCAACAGCAGCCCCACTAATCAGCGCGACAATCTGTTCAGCCAATCCGTCAACGCGTGTCAGCAAATAAGCCCCAATAAGCGCGGCGGCTTCTTCTTCGCTCATCGGGCTTTCCGACTTTCCCAGCTTTTCAGCCTCTTGGCTCGGCTGTTCTTCAGGCTGTTGGCCGTCTTGCTTATTCGGATCGTGATTATCTTGCTCCGGCAATGGCTCCTTGCCCAGTTCGGCGCGGATTTCATCAGCAGTCAAAATACCAGCGTTTTTGTAGATAGCGTAGATTTCAGCCTGTTCTTTCGGATTAAGCGATTCTTCCTCTTTCCAAACAAACTCATAAGCCGCCATATCCATGTATCGGGCAAGCACATCATCAATCAGGGCTTTTACCCAGTTTTTCAGACTGCTCATGCCGTCTGAAAGCGACTGCTCACGGCTCGTCTCTGCCACGCTTCGGTTTACCTGCGCCACGAACGGCGTAGGCTCGACACTAAACGCAAAGCAGACGACACGCGCCAACCATTCATCGTAAACGTCCTTTAGCGGCGGCTGTTTCGTCTCTTTAAAGTTTCTGGCCAACTCGCCCGGCACGAAACGCATTTTGCGCCGCTCTGCCGTTTCGCCCGATAACAGCAAATCCCAGTATTCTTGAAAGCGTTTAATATCATCAGCCGCCCATGTTTCAGGCACGCCGACTAAAGCGTCAGGCACACTGCCAGCCGTGTAGTATTCCAGCGCGTGAAGCTGCCGTTTTAAGGCAATATTCACGGTCATAATGATTTGTTCAACAGGCGAATAACCGTAGACTTTATAGCTTCGGTTATTGCGTGAGCGGTAAATCAATTCGTCCGCCGTATAGTCAACCGCCGCCATGCCGTGCAAGATTTGCTGATAAGCTGTATCAGGCGGCAATGGCAGACGGCCTGTATTATCCAATACGCGTTTAATCGTCGCTCCGTCCATCACTTCAAGGGCGTACAAGTCGCCGCCTAGTGTTTTTCGCGGATAGATACAGGGCGCATCAATAACAAACAGGTCTTCCAGCAAAATACGCAGCCAGTCCGCCCAAGTGTGTTCCTTGTCAGGCGATTGGAAGAACGCAATGGCTTCATCAACCTTTCTATCCTTGCGCTGTGATTCATTGTTTGCTGTTGATTCAACATCGCGCTTCTGAATCGTCCACTTCAGGCTTTCCATTTGGTCTTTGCGCTTCTCGATAACCAAACGCAACACATCGTAGTTATCGGCAAGGGCGCGTAATTGCGTGAAGCCTATTGCCTCACGTTCACGCGGCTTAGAATGCCCAACATTGTAGAATGGCTCATAATCGAACCGCCGACCCTCTGCCTGCTGTGCGACAGGGGCTAAAGGCTCGCCCGCGTCAAACCACCCGTCCGCGTTGCCGGTAAAGGCGTAACGGACACCAGCGGCCACACGGGAGATAAAGCCTTGTGATAATGGTGTCTTTTTACTCATTTGTTTGCCTCAACCTGCGAGCGCAGGTAATCAATCATGCCCGTTCGGGTATCCAGTAACTCGCCAAACGCGCGGCTCAAGCAGTCGATTTGGTCGTCATGCTGACCGTTCGGGAACATCCGCATTTCTGAAATCAGCGCGTCTGTGTCCCATGTGCCGTCATCCAACACCATCACATTGCCGATATTGACTTGTGCCGCGAATGGCTCAGCGCGCGTAACCTTATCGCCCGATTCGGGACTGGCAGATACAGAAAAGCCCGCCAGTTGACGGGTTAAATACAAGGTTTGCGATTTACCAGCCTGCCCAGGGTCTTGAGGGATAGATATTTTAGTTTTCACGCCGTCTTTTTGCGCCGTGTTTTTCAAAATTCTATCTCGCTCATCCGCTCCATACTGACCGCGCACAATATTGGCGATGATGTACCGCCCATCTTCAGTTACGCCAAGCCTACCGCCAGCTGTATAGTCGCCATCGTTCGCAGTGGACGCCAAGTCCCACGCGCGAACCCATCGAATATTACCAGCAGGCAATGCTTTCACAAATTGCAGATTGTCGGGCTTAAACGTACCACCATCAGGCGGTGCAGGTTTTTGCAAATACTGCCCGGCAAAAACATACGGCGCGGCTTGCTCCATTCGGCGCAGTGTTTCGATATCGTGCTTTTCAGGCCATAACGCTGTGCCGTCGTCTTGGATAGCTGGCAGGCAAAGGTGTTCCCACTCTTCGCCGTTACCGCCATCAAGCAACCAGCCTGCAATATCTTTCTCATGCAACCTCTGCATAATCACGACAATAGGCGTGTTAATGCTGTTTTTACGAGATTCGAGCGTATTCTGAAACCAGTCGATAACGTTCTGCCGTCTAACCTCGCTTCGGGCTTCGTCAGCCTTATGGAGGTCGTCCAAAATTAGCGCCCCGCCAAAACCGTCTCGGTGCTTGCCTGCACCAAAGCCTGTAATCGTGCCGCCTGTACCTGTTGCATACATCACGCCGCCGGCAGTCGTCTTCCAGTGATGGCTACTCTCGCTTGCAAGCTCAACACCGGGAAATATCGCCCGGTATTCTTCGTGCTGCAACAGGTTTCGGATTTGCACTGAGTTATTGACGGCCAATGTAGCCGAATAGCTCGCATGAATAAACTCGCTGTCCGGTACACGCCCCATCGCCCACGCAATGAAATTCACTACCGCAATCTCTGTTTTCGAGTAGCGCGGCGGAATATTGATAATCAGGCGTTTTGTCTCGCCGTTGAAAACACGCTCAAGTGCTTTACAGATTAAGGCGTGGTGTCTTGCCTGCGTCCACTGATAGCCTCTCCGTTCGCGGAACATCCACCGTGTGAACATATACAGGTTGATTGAGCTTAAATCGCGAATTACCGAAATTTCAGCCTCATTGAATTGCTCTAGTGCCATTTTATTTTAAATTCCTTTGGAAAATTGCATAAAAATGGCAATATAGCCTCCCATAGGATTAGCATTTTATGCTAAACCTTGCTCAAAACATCTTCGGCAATCTTGCGAAACTCTGCAGCGTCCAGACGTACAGACGGCCTCATACTGCCATCGCTCGATTTAACGTCAATTTCTTGCTTATCGCCGTATTTTTTAGGCGCAATCTTGGAAGCCGCCCATTTTCGCGCGTCTATCTGCAATTTGGCTTTTGAAACTGCCGCGCTCTCTGCTTCTGCACTGTCGGCAATCTCGATAATTTCTTCTGCGAAATAGTCCGCCTGTTTCTCTCTCGCGCGCGCGTATTGTTCCGAAAACTCTTTATTCTCAATCAGCCACTTACACACGGTTGATGTTGTAGGCATACCGTCCTCAGCGCATATTGAGCGCAAGCTTCTGCCGTTTGCGATTTTCTCGCATATCTTTTCTGCCATCTCGTCGCTGTATTTACTCGGACGGCCTGTTTTGCGTTTTGTGTCGCTCATAAACCCTCCTCTAAAAAAGAAACCGTCTAACTCCGACCCTTCTCAGAATTAGACGGCTAAACACACTCGACTCACAGGAAAAATGGAACGCCCTACACCGTCAAGGCATAGGGCGAATAGGTGCAAGAACCGCTTTATAGTCTGTCATGCATGACAACCATTAGGTCGGGCAAACGCGTTTCACTTGCGCCGCGTTTTGTTATCGGTGTGCCTGAATCACAGGCTATCTTGAAATGCAAAAAACCGCCCTATAAAGGCGGTTTATATAGCTATTTCCAAACTATAGCATAATTGTACATAAAAGGTAACATCACGTCAACAGATTAGAACAATTTCATATTAGAAATTTTTTCAGTTTCAACGCCATAACTGATTTGGTCCCCACGCACAACAAAGGCGTAGTCTTTAAAGCCTGTATATCCGCCATGCTGATTTTTCGCATTAATACGCGCATTGAAGATATGGCCAAAGTAAAACATACGCGTCATGCAATTACCCATTGACGGGTCAATTTTCGTACAAACCGCAATCCAACCTTTACGCGCTGGTGTTGTATCAACGCTGCGAATATTCATAGAATCAGGGTCAACAAGGTTATCAACCGCCCATTCCTTGATTGCTTTCTCAAACTGGCTTGGCGGCATTGGGTCGGGATAGGTCGCAGCGGCTAATTGCTGTTGGCTTGGCTCAATCGCCGCCGCACAAGCAGTCAGCAATCCTGCGACAATAGCAGTCAGTAATAGTTTCTTCATGTTGTTTTCCTTTTGTGATAAAGAGTGTTATTAAATTATGCCACAGTGTTTAAACTCGTCATAGAGTTTTATTTGAATAGCCTCTTCCAGTTTGGCAATTTGTTTGCTTACTTTTTTCGAGTGTCGCCATAATGTCATTTTACTAATATCGTACTTGTCCATAATCTCCACCTGCTTTGGAACTTCCCTTAAGATATTCAACACCAGCGCATCACATATCAGCAAGTTCACGCCCTCGTTCTGTTGCTCAATATAGGCGGTTATATCAACAATCCCGCTCAAATCCTCGCTGTATTTACACTCCACTACGGCAAGCTCGTAGCGATTCAATACGCGCTCTATACGGCTGATAATCATCGCGGCGTTTGCGTGCGTCTCTGCCTGCGTCAAATCCCCTCCGCCGCCGGTAACGCCTTTGCTTTCACACCAAGCGCAAACAGAAGCCGTGTTGTTTAACGGCTCCATTCTCACGCCTCTGATTTTATAAACATCCGCTAAAACCTGCTCTACCGTGTGATACATTTTCCGCCCTTAAAATTCCCAAATTAACCCGAAGTTACCAGCCGCCCACACCTGCAAGCGGTTCTGATAGTCTGTCATTTCTGCCGTGTTTAGCGTCGTCGTGCTTATCGGCGTTTTAAGCTCGCTTCCGTCCGGCATGGCCTTTAGCTCAAATCCCAGAAAGTAGCCTTTGCAATACTCGTGCCACGTCTCCGCGCTGTATCGCCTGCCATTGACCCACGCTTTATCTGCCAGTTCGCCGTAGATTTTCCAAAGACGGCGGTTTTGCTCGACGCTCCGTTTGGATTTGTGCGGGCGGATCGTGATGTCTAAATTTCCATTCTCGAACCACCCGTTCAGGTTATCCCAAATCGACCGCATGACTTCCTTTTTGTTTTCGGGCGTCAGTCTGAATTTCGCTTCGTTCATTTCAGTATCCTGAAATTTATGCCAAACCAAATAACAAAACCCAATACACCGATGACTATCCCAAGTAAAACCAAAAATATTACTAAAATCCAACTCATTTCAGACGACCTTTCACACTGATAATCCCCAGTTCTTCAAGGCGGCGCATCGTGCGGAATTGCGACCGCCGCATATAAAACTCTTTATCTTCGCGGCTCAACTTAATATGCGACCGACCATCGATTGCGTCATGACAGGAGCTACACCCAAAGCCGCCGCTCAAGTCATCGCTTTTCAGCCCCATACCATGCGTCTCGCTCGGGAAATGGCAAAAGACGACGGTTTCAGGGTTGTAATTGCACACACCAGCAATATTGAGCGTGCAATCCTCCCCTTTGGCCGCTTTTCTAATTGCGCTCACTTACGCTTCCTCTTCGCGCGGTTTTTAAGTGTTGACTTACTCCTGCTTCGGAGATTTAAACGCCAGTCAATATTTCGATACGACAACGCCAATAACCTCAATTCGTCTCTACTCATTCGTAAAACTCCACTAATACCGAACCGCCTTTTACCGGCGGCGCACGGTCTAAAATTACAGGACAAAACTCAACATCATCACACCCAATCGCTAAAGCAATACCATCCAAAGAAGCTTTCATGCTTGCCAACATGTTGTCTATATCTCGCCGTCTTTTGTCAGGCGGGGAAAACAGTAAGCGGATTTTCCTCTGCTGAATCCCCTTTAGTCCTGACTGCATGGCTATCTCGTACGCCTCGCTTTTGGTCTTTTTAAAAATCTTCGCTTTAACGTGCCTATTGGCTTTCCTATTTGGATTCAATAGGCTACTAGGGTATGGAAGTAATACAGATTTCAATACGGCCAATGACCACCCCATTCATCATCTTGGTTGCGTACTTTCTTAGCGACCCATTCGACAAATCCGATCGCCAACACTACGACCGATACGCAAATCAAAAATACTGCGAGTTTCATAAATAGCTCCATTTCATGCCGAATTGTTTGTAAATGCTTTCCGCTACGCCGATAGGCCAGTTTTTCGGGTCTAATTGCGGGCAAGCCTCGTTTGCAAGCTCTGCCGAAATGCTCATGCTTACCGCGCCGCGCTTGGCTGAGAACAGCCGTTCTTCGTCCGCGTCTGTAAACTCTTTCGCCCTCTGGCGCGTACCGGGCAATTTTGGCTTCTTGACCGCATAGTATTTCGCGTGATATTCAGCCTGACACTGCCGGCATCTGCTGCTGTATTGCTGAATCCCCTGTTTGTTAAAGCCTTTTTTATAAAACTCGCTGATTGGCTTTCTTTCTTCACATCCTGAGCATTTGCGCGTTTCCATTCCCCCTACTCCTTTTCTCGTTGTCCAAATTCATCAATCGGCGGCATATCTACCAAAATAGTGATTGCGATCAGCGCCGCTATTGCACCAAGCCCGATAAGAAACAAAGTCATCATTTTCTTCCCTTTCTTCTTTTCAACAGTTCCAATTCAGCTTTCAGACGTTGGTTTTCTGCTTTCAGTGTCGTATCTGCTTTAACTTTCGAGATTGCGATAATCTCTGATTTAACCCTTGCAAGCTCTGCGTTCTTCGCTTCGATTTCCGCTTGCAGTTCTTCGATTTTCTGAGCTTGAGCGGTCATTTTTGCCATCAAGCCGTTGGAAGTGCGTTTTTCATCGTTCAGACGGCTGATTGTTTCAGACAGGTTCGCGCTGACCATTTCCGCCGCCTTTTCCATTTCGGCTTTTTCGGCTTTCATGCCTGCGTTTTCCTGCTCCAGCTTGTAAAACTGATTGGCGTACATATCCAACATTGCACCGTAGGTATCAATATTGTCCATGTAGGTTTGCTTAGGCACGCCGCCCAATTTCCCGATTAACCAGTTTTTCATTTTCCGTTTTCCTTTCCGTATTTCTTTTCAATCAGTCTTTCCACGCGTTTGATTGCCATACTCAGTGCTTCGTAGCTTTGCGTGTAGGCTGCGTATAACACGCCGTCCAATGCGTTCAAGTGTGCATGTTCAAAGCCGCAACATTCCGCTTTATCAGCCATCAGGTCATACTCCGATGGGGTCATATTCAGCATTACCGGCCTGTTTCCGATTTGGTCTTTGAGATACCAGACGGCCTTTTCCAAATCCTCTTTGCCGTTCTTATGCTCAAATCGCCAAATGTATTTGAAAGCATTGCCAAGATTGAAATTCATCAGTCGGGTAAACTCGATACATTCGTGCTTTCGTGTTTTGTAGTGATTGGGGTTGATGTTGTCTTTCATTTCGTTTTCCTTGTTAAAAGTGACTTACAATTTCCCGAATCAAATCGGCCGGGATTGCCGACCGGTGAATTTTTCTATTGCTTTTCACCTGCTTCATCCTGAACGCCGCTTTATTCGCATTTTTCAGGTTCATTAACACGCTTGAGGCAAATCCTGTCCTTTTGAGTGGGAAGTCATCGCTGTATGCCGAATAGCAGGCTTTATTCTTTATAAAATTCAACCCATTACGCTTCATTCTCTCAAACAACATTGATGCTTGCGGGTTCTCGATAACAAACGGAATTTCTAAAACTTTCACAAGCTCGCAAACAAACAATGCTGTCAAATCCCCATTCACACCGCCCCTCAAATATCTCGAATATGCCTCATTCACTTCTGGCGCGTTACGCTTAACCAATTTACTTATCGATGGGTAATTGAGCGTCTTCCAATTTTCAAAAGTCCGAAGTTGCAACGTTTCTTTGTCTCGATACGCGTTCCCTCCTCCTCGCGTAGCGGTTGCGAAGCTCCAAGATTCACATGGAGGGCTTGCCATCAATAAATCAAACGGCTCGGTCTTGTGCATATCGACCAGTTTTTTTATGTTTTTCATATCCGCCAAATCCATAACAATGTCAGCGTTGCCAATCCCTACTGATACGACATCATGCTCTGGCAGTGCTTTTTTTACACTGCCATTTCCATCATCGAATAAAGCTAAAATTCTCATTTCTTATTTCCTTTTGTTGCGCCATTCTTCAAATTTGTCGCGCCGTTTTTCCATCGTGTCGGCTGTCGCCGGTTTAAATTCGCCTTTATCGCATTTGTAGCCGCTGAAGTAGTAGCTCGCTTTATCTTCAGCCGTCTTTGCTTTGGTACATCTTGCAAATCCGCGCATCGTGCCGTTTGCTTCGGCTTTAAAATCTGCGTGTAGGCAGTGGTAGCAGGTTTCACGCACGGTAACTATCCCAGTCAAACGGTATCAACTTGCCGCCGCCATCTCTCAAGCGGTCTCTGATACGGGCATCAACGTTTTCGCGGAAATCTTTAGCCGATAAGTTAGTCAACACCAGCGTTGGCATAAGCCGCTCATATCGACCGTTGATGACTGAAAACAAAATCCGACCATCCGTTTCTGACAGGTTGCCCGCGCCAAATTCATCAAGCACCAGCAAATCGGGCTTCACAAACACGCTAACCGCCTCTTTCTCACTGCCGCCGTTAAAGCTGTCTTTGACCGTCTGCAACATATCGCCTACCGTGATCACAATCGCGCTTTTCCCGTCGCTGATGATTTTGTGAGCAATGCCGCAGGCCAAATGATTTTTCCCAGTGCCTCGCTTGCCTGAAAAAATCATGCTCCGTCCGGTCTGCAAAACGTCCTCGAAGTTTTCCGCATAGTCGGCGGCGGCTGATTTTGCCCTTGCCATTCCGATCACGCCATCATCGACCTGAAAATTTCCAATTCGGCAGTTTTTAAACCGTTCGGCAATGCCTGATCGGCCAATGCGTTTTGACATTTCGTCCTGCTTTAATTCGCTGACAAGGCGTTCGGCATATTCAACCGCCTCTTTTGCCGCTTTCAGCTTCCCGCAAATCGGGCAACCAGTCCAAACATTGCGGAAAACACTTTTCGCCAAATACTCGCCATGCTCCGTGCATTTGCGTGTTTCCGTTTTGGCGTTGCCATAGTTTTTTAAAAAATCGGCGGTACTTTTCAAAGCCATATCCACCCCTAGAAATCTGTTGTCGGCTGATCGCCGTATTCTTTGCCGTCCAGTACATCAGCCGTCATGTTGTGGGTTAAGCCACCATTTCCGCCTGACTGTTTGCCAAAGGTTTTATTCCTGACCCAATCAGCGCGGAAACTCCCCCAGCCGTTCCCAATGGAAAAAACAACTGCCTGAAATGCCGTCATGCCAACTTTTTGAGCCTCACTTGCAATCAGTCGCATAGCCGTCGCAGTCAGCGGCTGGCGTTTTGCTTTTCGGATTGTCAAAAAGTCTTCAGCAATTTGCCCCTCGATTCCATGCTCTGCCAACAGTTCTAAATCGGCTTTATGCTTGGTCGGTTTTTTCGCTGGTTTTTCGTGCGCTGTATTAATATCTACGTTAGTAGATATTTGTTTTTTGTTTTTTGTATTTATGTGACCCCCATTTTTTGGGGGTGGTGTTACCCCATTTTTTGGGGGTGGTGTTACCCCATTTTTTAGGGGTGGTACATTTTTTGGGGGTGGTACATTTTTTGGGGGTGGTGTTACCCCATTTTTTGGGTCTGAAATTAAAAAATATTCGTTGGGTAAACCGAATCTGCTTTGCTTGCCAATCAGCCCTAATTCGACCAGTTCGTTAATAGCTTTCTCAACCGTTTTTTCTGACTTGATTCCGGTAAATTTTTGAATCTGAGAAATCGAAAGACTGTCATGTGTTTTCTGCCAGCCTCTTGTTTTCCGAACAATCAAGCCGTAGCATTTCCACGCGTTGCCGCTCATCTTCGACAGGTATTCATCGATAACCGCGTTTGAAATCTGAAAACTGTTTGGGATAAATTCATTCATAGTTCAATTCCTGACCTGGCGATTGAGTAATGGGCGACCGGGTTTTTGCAATTTCCGACTTTGAATCTCGGTTTATTGAAAACAAATCCTCTGCTTTCCAAGTCAACGATTCGGGCGCATAGCTGCGTGATGTTCAGATGTTTCGCCGCTTCCAGCGATGTGATGTGCCCGTTTGCGCGGATATAATCAACAATCTGCTTGCACTGTGTCTGTTTTTGGTCTATCATGTTTACTCCTTTTGTTGCAGGCCTCGTGCCTCAACCCCTGCCCCACGTTTCCGCGTGGGGCTTTCCTTTTTACGGCTTTCGCCAAATCTCGCAGTCCGTCCATGATTTGATAACGTGGATTTTGACGTTCACCGCTTGCTATCTTATTAATCAACTCTTGAGAACATCCGACAGCTTTTGCAATCTCAAGAGAACTCTTGTATCGCCGTAGAAAAACGACAATTTCTTGAGGTGTTTCTTTCATTTTTTCCCTTCTGTGGAACTTTTTTATAATTATAAGTACAAAAATACTTAAATGCAAGTACCAAAGTAATTATTTTTTGTAGTACATTTGTACCGATAACAACTAAAAGGAATAGCAGCATGAGCGAAATCAAAGACCGCTTGAGAGAAGCCAGAAGAAACAAGGGCTTAAGTCAGGCAGGACTGAGTAAGCTATTGGGAGTAAGCCAAGCGGCAATCGCGGCCATTGAGTCAGGACGTAACAAACGCCCAACAAATTTAGCCTCTATTGCCAAAGCATTAGACGTTTCCCCTTATTGGCTTGAAACAGGAAAAGAAGATATGGAGGTCAGGGCAAATGCCACGCCTTTAGGGAAAATTGAAGAATGGGACAATGACACGCCGTTGTCAGAAGATGATTGTGAAGCCCCACTGTACAAAGACATTAAATTGTCAGCAGGCAATGGCTTTGCAGACGACATTGAGGACTACAACGGCTACAAACTGCGCTTTTCCAAGTCCACGCTCAGAAAGCACGGCATCAATCCGGCTGACGTAGTTTGCGTGATGGCAGACGGCGATAGTATGGAGCCGGTATTTCCGAGCGGTGCAACGCTTGGCATTGATACTGGCAGCAAGACTATCCGTGATGGGCAAATTTATGCCATCAATCATGGCGGACTATTGCGTACTAAGATTTTGCACAAGCTACCCGACAACAAGGTCAGAATCAGAAGCTACAATCAGGCGGAATATCCGGACGAAGAAGCGAGCCTAGACGACCTGTCTGTCATTGGGCGCGTGTTTTGGTGGAGCGTGATTGTTTGATTTAAGTGTAAATCATCATTATAAAACAATATTTTATGGTAAAATAAGAGCTTAAAAAATGACTAAATTTAATTGCGATATGACACACCAGCTTGCCGTATTTTCCCCTCAATCAACAGTAGAATTTGACAGCTTTGCCCAAGCCGATGACAACACATTTTGGTATGCTTCAGACTTAGCGATGATGCTTGGCTACAATGACATGCAGGCAATTTTAAAAGCAATCAACCGCGCCCATTCTGTCTGCTTTCAGTTGGATATTCCGATCACTGAAAACTTTATTCAGACGGCCTCACATAATTGCGACAATGATATTAAATTGACACGGTTTGCCTGTTATTTAACCGTGATGAATGGAAATATCAGCAATCCGCGCGTAGCGGCGGCGCCAGCCCATTTTGTCCAACTGGCGGGAGAAAATAAAGGCACATTCCGAGACGCGGACGATGTAAACCGCGTGTTCTTGCGCGGCGATATTACCGACCGCGAAAAGACATTAAACCACCTTGCCCATAGACACGGCGTAGAGGAATATGGCTTATTCCAAAATGCCGGTTATCGCGGCTTGTACAACATGAATATCAACAAACTGAAAAACTACAAAGGCGTAGGCGACCTGAAAGGCTCATTGCTTGACTTCATGAACCCTGTCGAATTGGCGGCCAATACGTTCAGAATCACGCAGACAGAGGAAAAGATACGCAATCAGAACATACAGGGGCAAAAGCCGTTAGAACGAGCCGCCGAAGAAGTGGGACGCTCAGTCCGTAATGTGATGATTCAAACGTCCGGCACATTGCCGGAAGACCTCAAATTGTCTGATGAAAAGATTAACAAGGTTAGAACCGGAATCAAGCAGACAAAACGCGCACTTGAAAAACACGATAAAAACCTAAGCAAGGACAAGTAATCAGGTATAATACAGTTCTCCTCCGTTTTATTTTTCAAAAGCTAGGTTATTCATATTTTTTACCTATTCAGCCCGCCATGCGCGGGCTTTCTTTTTGCTCAATTTGTGAGATGGCGTCAAAGTCTTTACACACAAATACACACTTAAATTTGACAATAAATAGAATAGTGTGTATTATTACACACATGGCAGACGTGCCATGCTTTGAGTAAGGAGATACAATTGAATAGTCTAGACGTTATCGCTCTACTCAAACAGGATGGTTGGTATAAAGTTGCACAATCTGGGAGCCATTCGCAATACAAGCACCCAACAAAAAAAGGTCGTGTAACAGTGCCACACCCCAAGAAAGACTTGCCAATAGGTACGGTAAAAAATATCTTTAAGCAAGCCGGTTTGAAGTAAGGGCTAGTAGCGGGGAAACCCGCTGCCATTCTTCAAGCCAAATAATCAAGGGTATCTCACGCCCCCCACCCGACACAAAGAAACTCAAACGAAAGAAGGACTAAAAATGTTTATCCCTGCCGCTTTGCACAAAGACAGTCATTCGGCATATGGCGTAACCATTCCTGACTTACCGGGCTGCTTCTCT